TTTGCCCTGCTTTAGACTGCTCTCTAATTTTTATTCTAAACACAACTGAATGTGGCTGTTCTGCGCCTTGTGGTACTTGTGGATATCTAAGATTTGTAAATGCGCCGGTGCCACTTCTATCTTTATCTAGCAGTTCTTCTGTTGTTTGGTTATTCTTGCTAGTCGTGTTCTTAGTGATAGCAGAATCTTTTGAAGATCGTATGTCTTCATTGTTGACAGTGTTATCCACATCATCACTAGGAGGAATTAAAGTAGAGTTATTTTTCCTCGACAGTTCTCTCTGGCGCTGGGCTCGCTGCCTTCTATTTAGTTCTTCTGCCATTAGAATAAATACCTTAAAGAATTGTTAATTTATCGACTATTTATATGACTTATAACAAAGAAATACATAAAGGACGATTTAATCCCAAGAATCTTCACAAGTACAAAGGAGATCCATCTAATATTATTTATCGCTCTGGATATGAGCTAAAATTCATGAATTGGTGTGACAAGAATGCTGATGTCACTGCATGGGGGTCTGAAGAGATTGTGATACCCTATAGATCACCATTAGACAACAGAGTGCATAGATACTACCCAGACTTTATTATTAGAGTGAAAGATACCACATATCTGATAGAAGTTAAACCATTTCGATTCACACAAGAACCTAAGATACCCAAAAGAAAGACAAAGAGATTTATCAGTGAAGTAAAACAGTGGGGTGTGAATATAGCAAAGTGGCAAAGTGCTAAAGAATATTGTCTTGATAAGGGATGGGAATTTAAGATAATCACGGAAAAGGAACTAGGTATCTCGTATAAATAGTCACATGGCTACTTTACAAGATATCAGAGCTAAAGCTCAATTACAACCCAGACCGCTTGATTGGTTTCAGCGACAAATTCGTTCACTCGGAAATCAGTTTGATACTCCGGGAGCTTTGATGCGCTCAGACATCGGGCAAATGACAGGGAGACCGGATGTAGGTAGTATGTACATGTATCTGTACGACCCCAAGACGAAAGCATCTCTTCCCTACTATGATAGATTTCCTCTTGTATTTCCTTACGAAGATGCTCAAGGCGGCTTTTACGGATTGAATTTACATTATCTTCCATACGGGATTAGATTTCAATTGCTAGAAGCATTGATGAAAACTAAAAGCACTAAAACAGTAACCAGCGATACCGAATTGCAACTGAGCTGGAACATATTGAAATCTGCTTCAAGATTCCCTGGAGTTCAACCTACAGTAAAGCGTTATCTTTACTCTAACATAAGATCAAGAATTTTAAAAGTAAATCCTGAAGATTGGTATACGGCAGCTATGTTACCAGTCGAACAATTTGAAGGGCTAACAAAACAGCAAGTATTCAATAGATCGAGGAAGTCACTATAATGGCAGGGTTCAGTTTAAATGACTTTTTATCAAAAGTAAGAAGCGAAGATTTAGCAAGAAGCAATCGGTTTGAGGTAGAAATTTTTGGTCCCGGAGACGCTAAGGCAATATCTATTTTCTGTGAAGATGCTTCGGTGCCTGGACTTATTGTTCCTTACACGCCTATAAAAATAGGAAACTGGACTGAGCCTAGAGCGCATGGAATAGAATTCTTTGGAGATAACGCTACATTTACATTTTATTGTGACAGTAGCTGGAATGTAAGAGATTACTTTGAAAACTGGATGTTCAGTTGTGTGAATCCAATTAGCAAAGAAATAAGTTTTTACAACAATACTGTCGGTACCGCAGTTATTCATGCATTGAACAGAAAAGACGATATTGTAAAATCTTGGACCTTGGTAGATTGCTTGCCGAGAAATATTTCTCTCACTCCGCTTTCTCATGGCAATGAAGGAGTGGCAAGAGTTTCAGTGTCGCTTGCTTACAAATATTGGACCCCTGGATCAAACGGCATATCGGCGTCAGCAGTTCCTGTTAACTCAGCCGTATCCGGTGTGGCAGGCACCCCCCGCGGACTAAGAATTTAATTATTGGAGAATATAATGGCATTACCATCAATCGACACCCCTACATTTGAAATTGAAATACCTCACACAAAAGAAATCAAGAAGTTTAGACCGTTTCTTGTAAAGGAAGAAAAACTTCTTGTGCTTGCCAATGAATCAGGTGAGCAAGATGACATGATTAGAGCAACCCAACAAATTGTTACTAATTGCTCATTTGGAGAAATTGATGGTGAGAAATTGCCTATATTTTCATTGCAGAAAATTTTCATGGATCTTAGAAGCCAATCTATAGGCAGCAAGATTCAGCTGGGTCTGTCATGTGGAGGTTGCGGGACTTCTCATAATCACACTATCGATTTGACTGAAATAAAGATATCTACGCACAAAGATCATTCGAGTAAAATAAAATTAGATGATACGATGTTTGTTGACATGAAGTACCCAACTGCATTTGAAGTGCAGAAATTGTTGGACAGTGAAAATTCAGAGCAATTATATGAAGTGGTTTCGCAGTGTGTTCACATTGTATATCAAGACGATGAAATTTTTAATGCATATGAATCTTCAGATGAAGAAAGAAAAAATTGGGTAGAAAATTTGACAATTGAGCAATTTACCAATATTAGAAAATTCTTTGAAACAATGCCTACACTAGAGTACAGTGTTAATTTTAAATGTAGTAAATGTGACCGTCCTAATTATATGGACTTTAATGGCTATCAAAATTTTTTCGCATGAGCCTTTCCCATGATAATCTTCAAAATTATTTTAAGACCAATTTTTTATTAATGCAAGAACATAAATACTCATTGACTGAAGTTGAAAATTGGATGCCGTGGGAAAGGCAAGTTTACATCGCTATGCTAATAGAACATTTAAAAAATAAAGCAGAAAAGGCAAAGGCTAAACGATAATGGCTGAAGATACTAGAAGCACCAAAGATAGATTCGTTGAAGAGTCTATCGGAATGATAAAAGAGAGTCTCCGCGTAAACCGAGATACGAAAGGCTTCGGTAACATTATGAAGCAGACTTTCTCTCCGGCTAACTTTTTTGGTGCTGATAGTAAAATGGGCAAGATGTTCAGTAGCACCGATGAAAGAGACCGTATAAGAGGCTACGGTGGCGGAAAACAGAAAGGATCCGCTAACACAAGCCAAGAAGTCGGGGTTAGTCCCGAGCTAAAGCAAATACAGGCAGATGTCGCAGATATAAAAGCTATTCAGACGGAAAGTAAATCAGACCCTGAATTCAGAGAGTTAGATAAAGGCGGCAAAGATCAATTATCAGTCTCCAAACAAATACTCGCCACACTACGAAAGCAAGAACCTGCAATGACAAAAATGCAGGGCGACAGCGTGATTGCATTGCTCAAGAAAGGTGTTGGTAGTGGAGGAGGTGGTGGAGAAGAATCTGACTCTGGGCCTGGGTTTTTCTCAGGAGCATTAGCAACTGGTGTTATGATGAAAGGCAAGGATCTTTTTGCCGCTGGTAAAAATAAAGCAGGCAGCCTGATGAAAGGCGCCAAATCAGCCGGCGGTAGTCTACTGAGAGGTGCTGGCGGAGTTGCTAGGGGTCTTGGTGGTGCTGGGCTTGGGGTTGGTTTAGGTGCATATGAAGCGGTCTCCGGAGCGATGGGGGCTGAGAGAGACTTAGAAGGATTAGAAATATCCGCTGAAGAGGCACAATCAAGAAAAGGTGATGCTATCGGCAGTGGAGCAGGCGGTGCAGGTGGTGCACTGGCTGGTGCGGCTGCCGGAGCGGCTGTTGGCTCTGTTGTCCCTGTTGTTGGGACTCTTATTGGTGGCATAGTAGGTGGCGCCATTGGATATTTTGCCGGCAGTGCGGCAGGCGGTGCGGCAGGTGAAGCAATTGCAGATGCAATTCCAGTAAGTGAAGAAGACCTCAAGGAATCAAATACGCTTGCAAATGAGTACTTAGATAAAATAGCTGACAATCCAGGCGGTGACGAGTTAGTGGCAAAAATAAAATCAGAAGCCACTGAAATCGAGTCTATGATGATGGAATCTACCGGAAAACAGCCTGAGGAGCTTTCTGAGAACGATATTGAGGCAATCGCTAATGCGGCACTAATTAAAGCTATACAAAACAACCGAGAAGAAGCTGGCACCATATCAAACTCAGGTGGAGGAAAAAAGGTTGAAGTTGAGTTATTAGACGGCAGTACAGTAACCGTGAGTACCGCAGAAGAGCTTGAGGAACTAGAAAATAAAAAGTTAGTAGACCTATCTGAATCAAACATAGCCTATGCCGAAATGTTCAATGAGAGTCCGAATGTGAGAGTACATGGAAAATCTAATTCGGGCTTTGAAATTCCAGACGAAGGGCTAGATAGGGAAAACTTCTTAATAGATTACGATATCGCTAAAGAAGATCAACAGGCGGCTGAAAGGAATTTAGCAGAGTTTGAAGCGAAACACGGCGAGCGTACTAAAGAAAATGTAGCTAATATCGGAATCGGTGGTGATTTTGTGGGGATGGAGTATGATGATCCTGAAGTGCAAGCACAGTTCCAGGCATTATCGAAAAAGAACGAACTTGCTAAACGAGAAAGAAAGGGAATGCTTGCGCAGGAAATGGACCGAGTAGGCGGAAAGACGAACGAAGACAAGTTTAGGGCAATACAAGAAAGAACCGGTATGTCTGAAGATGAGGTACTGGCTGCAATAGGTGGAAAACGAAATGAAGACGGGCTTAGTTATAGTAAAGGGAAGCTAAATGCATTACTTCAAGTAGAAACCGAAAAAGGTTTAAGTAGGGAAACTGACGCCTTATATGATCGTCGGCAGTCTAACGAGCTATCATCAATTGATGAAAGCCTTGAAGGTGAGTTATCAGATGCCGAAAAAGGCAAAAATGCATTGCATGAAATGGCTGCGAGAATGGGTATCGATCCATCACAGGGAGTTAAAGGTCAGTATACAGTACCAGATGGAGAAACTCCAGTCGTAACAAGTGTTAATGGAAAATCTACAGCAGAATTTTTAACCCCAAAAGAACAACAGCTTTTACAAGAGCAAGCCGAAATCAATGCCGACATCGAAGCGGGTTACAGAGAGGGTCTCTCTGGAAATACGAATGCTTCTGTAGTAGAGAATGCTACAGATGATGCAAATACCGCAACAGCTCCTGGTGCGA